AGACTTCGTTGACACTATCCCAACAGTTCCAGCTAGTGTAGTTAATGCTGGTAGTACTGATGCTAAAGAATCAGAAAAAGAATCTCAGAGTTCCGGTCAAGGTGACTCTAACGTACAAACGTCGGTTGTTAATAATGTAACGACTGCAAAAAACGAAACCACTACCACCTTTGGAATGAGTGGTAATGGCTCCGATAGTTTGGGTCATAGACACAGACGTGTCTTACCCGGCGTAGCTTAGTCCTGAGCTAACTTCTTAAAGAACTCTAACGACTCATCGTCGTCATCGTCCGAAGAAACTTCTGGTGCAGGAGCTGGTGCTACTGCTTCTCTAGGAGCTACCGGTGCTGGAGCTTCTTCCATTACTGGAGTATCAGCTGCAGTACTTTTTGGTGCTGCTCCTTCTAAACCAAGTACTCTATTGAGCTTAGCTTGAAGTTCTTCATACGTTTTGAAGTTGCTAGGGTTAACGAATTCTTGCAAGGAGTTCTCTGATTTCCAGATACCTTCTAATGCAGCGTCGTCATCAAGCAATGGTGCGGATGGATCAAACTCAGACTTATCATAGTTTCTGTAGCCTTCTACATTTCTAATTTTAAGTTTGAAGTCTGCGCCTTCCCATAAGTCGAATGGATTCATAGGACTCTCGTCTTGGAACTGAGGGTTCATTGATTCATTCAGTTTGTCAAAGATTTTCTTCCCGTACTTGTACAAGAATACTTTACCTTCGTTTTCAGGGTGAGCTGGATCTTTAACAACATAGATGTTAGAGATGAAAGACAAACGTCTCTTCTGCTTTCTAACTTTATCTTTATTGGAATCGATTCCAGAGTTCCACAACATTGAGTTATACTCAGATACCGGGTCTTTCTGACCTAGTGTTGTGAGGGAGTTCTCAATAAACCAACCACCAGGTCCTTGGAACCCGTGATCCCAAATCCTTACAAAAGGTACATCTTCATTAGATGGCTCAGGTAGGAATCTGATAACAGCATAACCGTTCCCAGCTTTATCGACATCTGGTTTCCAGAATCGATCGTCAGGACCGTTTTGTTGTTTGGCGTTTGAGTTTAGCTTGTTAATCTCGTTAGTGAGGTTAGCAAAGCCGTCGGTGCGGTTGCGCTTAAGCGCTGCAAATGTATCAGTCATTATATTCTCCTATATGCGTTGTATACGTTATATGCGTTTTATTATTTAAAGCGATCAGTTACGATTGCCTTATACTTATTTATGTCTACTGACATGAAGGGACGGTAATTTAACGACTTTGTTTTGACCTGTGGCCAGATTACATCATCGTGTAACACTTTGTCCCAATACTTATAATTATACACCAGCATGTCTATTAAAGTCAACGTTTCGATGCAAATATCTTTGCGCATGTATAATCTAAGTAAATATGGATGCTCATTCTCAGGAACAATTATGTTCTCATCAAAGTCATCCTTCATTTTAGTTAGGTCTTCCTTGAAAGTGTAAGTTAGCGACTGCTTTCGTTTACGATATTTTTCATATACCTCAGTGCACTTGTCGTCTCTTAGTTGACCTATCCAAAAATCATTATCGCCATCTAAAAAGTTGGCGAGTAAGAACTCTTCTACGTGCTTCTGTTTAGATAGCTTATAGAAGAAGTACTTGTCCTTTCTAATATCAAATGAGTGTTGATTCGCCTTAACCTTACCATTGTACTTGTGATAGTCATAGCTATCACTAGTGAAGTGTCTCTTCATTGCGAGATACTTTTGGTAAACTTCAAACGGTTCCACTATTTTTATTCTGCCTGCGTAACTTATCATAGGGTCTATTATACCCTATAATGTCCTATTAGTCAATAGGTAATTTTGCTGTTGTGCCTTTTACTAGATTTAATACTTCTGCTTCTTCATATAAAACAGCTTTAAGTTTTTGATTTCTTTGTATTAGTGATGCAATAGTTTCTGGCTCCACCTCTTCATTTCGTTCTAAAAAATCTTCAATAGCATCTAAATGAGTTATTCTATTCTTAGAACTTCTCACCTCTTCTGTTATCATCTTTGCAAATTCAGCTGAGCTAAGCAATTTTAATTCTACTTGTTCGCTCATACGTACTCCCAGTCCATATCGTATATTCTTTTTCTGTACTTCCTATACGGGTTAGTATTTCTCGTTCTGACAAAGTCTATAAGATTCCTTGCCTCGTTCTGCTTCCACGGATCCTGTCTAATGTACCATGGATCTCTTTTAGGATAACTCACTATAATGTGATGTGGGTTCTCCTCAGATAACAGACCGTAGTCCCATTGCTTATGTCCTTCACGGCCAATGGATATAAAAAACTCTCCATCACCTTGACGTACGCCTTGGAACTCAATATCGTATCCTCCAGTCGACCAGAAACATTCTTTGCTCATGATCCAACTGTTTGGATGTGTCTTGTATTTGATAAGGCCTTTTGGATCAAGTAGCTCATAGCCGGACATATCTTCTGGATAATCCATTAGTGCTCTTGGTACATAAAACTCACCATCTTTTAACTTTTTCTCAAACCTAGAATGCCTGTATATGTCTTCTGACTCAAAGCAGTCTACATCTAATAGCCATACCCAATCTGTCTTGGCTAACTTGACTCCAAGGTTTCTACAGGTATGTGAATTGAACCCAACATCCTTTCTAATGTCTATCCCAGTCAAGTCAAAGTTGCCTTTGAACGCTTTAATAGTTTCACGAAAGTATTGTCTCTCATCTTCATGAGCATCATTAATGATAATCACTTTAGGTATCATATCATATTCTTTGGCCATGTCTGTATAGAAAAGACATTGCTTCAATAGACAATCTTGCTGTCCATACCAAGTGATGATCATTGTAATGTCGTTACGTATATCAGTCTCGTGCTTGTGAGGTCCTCTTTTGAATATGTTTGATTTCTTTCTTGCCATTATTTCTGTGCCTTCATTATAGCTTGTTCTGTATTCCAGATGTCACTATACATTGTTCTTTCATAATTGTCAAACCATGGACCACCATCTGTGTAGTGTATTGCTTTTGGATTCTCTAAGTCGTAGTAATCATCTAAGCAATTCCAATCCAATGGTATTGAACCTATCTCGTCATCATGTAAGAACTTGAACTGATGCAAGTCTCTGCTTGGCATGTGCTCATTGACTTCTTTCCACGATAACCCTTCTTTGATTGATGGGTGTTCGTTGTTAAATATAATTAGTGATGCCCAGTTCTTTCTAGGCATTGTGTGTTGAGGAACTCCGTCCATTTTAATTACACTATTAGGTGTATACAAAGGATGTTTACATACCATTACTGCTTTAGATGGATCAAAGTGTCGTTGTATTAGCTGAGCTGGATCTTCTAAGAATACAAAATCACAATCTACAAAAATGCCGATACCTTCATAGTCCATAAGAGCAGGCACAGCCCAACGAGTATTGGTAAAGTCCGTTGATTGCATTGGTTCCTTCTCTCTATAGTATCCAGGGATATCTGGACTGTACAATTTATGCACAGGAAGTTTTGATCGTCTTACAATCGAGCTTCTACATACATCGTATGCTTTAGCTTCTCTGGGATCGTAGCCTATATAAATTTGGATTGTTTTGGTAATACTTGAAGTCATCTATTTGTTCATCTCTTTTCTTTATCGACATAAAGATCTGTTCTTCTATACTATCAATATGGAAGTCGGACCAATACTCGTACATTATACACCATGGAAAAGCATTAGGAGTTATATTCCTTCTTTGCTTTCCTCCTTTTGAGAAGATGATCATTGGCATTCCTAACCATCTTGCTAACCACATATGTGCGCCATGGTAGCCTATCACTACCTTGCTCTGTAACATTCTTTTAACGCATTGGTCAATTGGATCCTCGTAGTGAACTGTTAGCACTTGCCAACCTCTTTTACGAATCATCTGTATGGCCTTGGGCCATGCGTTAGCTATTTTATTTCCTGATGGTGAATAACCTAATGGATCTTTCCACTCTTTGCCATACTCTTGTAATGTCTCTTTGTGTTTGATAGTTGGTACTACTGTACAGTTCTTTCTATAATCAGCCCGAGGACTAATGTCGTTATGATCACTCAGTCCAAAGCGCGAGAACCTCAAGTTGTGAAGTCCCATGTACTCACTGTTGTCGCCCGTGTCATAATTGTCATGGTTGAATCCTAACTGAGAATCATATACATGGTTCATCTGAAAGTCAAACATTTCAACGGGGATAGTATTGTCTGCAATATAGTTTGCAAAGTCCTGAATTGTTTCTTTGTCTTCTGGCTTATACCTGGTTGGACCTTTAGACTTCCAATGGAAGTTGAGTACTACGTCAATCTGATTCTTCTCTGCCATGTTCATAGCATAACATATAGGAGAGATAACATCACCATAACCAATCTTACCTTTCCAGTCAATAATCAAAGGACCATCAGGAGCAGGAACGGCATAGTAATCCTTGAAGGGATCATCTAGTCTAAATTTAGTTTTAGGGTTGAGTGTGGCCATTAACGAATAGCCTTTACTGCGTCCTCAGGTACTAATGCTGCTTCTAGCTTGTCTACTATTACCTTGATTCCTTCAGACCATCTTAGGTACACTTGATCACCTTGCTTGACATTTACAACATCAGGTCCGACAGCTATTACTAGCCCAGCCTTGGTTGCAGATTGATCTTTGATTTCGGCAGTTAATATAATACCACCTTCTGATTTGTTCTCTTTCTCTTCTTTGATTTCTGCTACTAACAGATTGTCTCTCAATGGTTTCATAATTACTCACGTTTAAAAATTAAGGTGATAAACCAGCCCCTCGTTATGACCCTCGCTGTTTATCCGACATTCCCCCGCTCACGAATGTCTTGCCGCTGGTGGGAGGTACCAGAATATAATCCTCAACCACCGATCTAATGAAGCTATTATACTTCATTCTATTCAATAAGTCAACGACCCCATCCAAAAGATAGTGTCATTCTTTCACCAGTAATGACTGGTGTGTGCCATGTTCCTCTATGTATATAGATTGCATCACCAGGCTTCAAAACATATGCTGTATGCTTCTTCTCGCCTATCTCGCTCTCTACACAGTATGAAATCTCATTCCATATCTGCACAATGAGTACTGACATTGCATCATTATGTCTACCATATTGATGCCCGTTCTTTATCCAGCTAGCATAGATATGAGCTTCTGTAGCTTTAATCCTTTGCTTAACTTTGTTAACCACATCAGCTGTCTTGCCTATGTGATCTCCTTTAAACTGTAGCCATCTATTATTATAGTTGGCACTATCATCCTTTGACAGATATTTATAATCCTTTGCATACTGGTATTGTTCACAAACATCTAATGCTGTATGATCTATTGACATGAAGTTCGGTATGAACTCAAAACCATTTTTAACACCTTCTTCAAACATCAGTCTTGAACCAACTAACCAATACAACTCTGTGACCAGACTCGACCTGTGTAACAGAATGCATTAATGCTCTGTCATATATTACGCTTTCGCCTTCTACCATTGGAATAATTCTAGGAATGATTCGTTCGCCGATAGGAGCTTTAGTAGGATTGTTAGATTGTCTCTTAACATATCCGTTTTCTTCTTCTTTTGTATAAGGTAGATGTACTAACGTATCACCACCAACTAGATTGTCTGTTGTCTCTAATAGCGTAACAATTGTGAGACCTATTGAATCGTCATCGTCGCTATGAGCCTTAGTAAAGGCACTAGATCCATAATGAAGAAAGTAATGAGCATAACTTGTGCCAACACCAGGATGGCTAGTAGCGAAGTCTTCCAACGCTTTAATCCCGCTATGACTTTGGATAGAGTCCTTTTCAAAGAACTTCTTTGTAACATCGAATAGATTGTAGTCTTGGTGCGCATAGTGGCCTTCCAAATTGTAGTAAGTATCGAGGAGTTGATGACGCTGTTCCTTGGAAAGGATTACTTTCTTATCGAAGAATGGTTTTTTCTTAGATGCGGTCATGTACCGATTATACCTCAATAATATTAATAAGTCAACGAAAAAAGGGCCTTGTAGGACCCTTTATTCATTTTAAGAACTATTTAAGCCGCTTCTGCGTACTCAATAGCTGTTTCCAAAGCCTTGACTTTCTTAACTTTGTTAAGACCATACCAAGCTGAAGCAAGACGTGAGTCTGCATTTCTACCTAGCTCATGATCAGTTAAGTAAGTAACTGCATTGTATGCCTGCCACCAAGATCCAGCTCCTAACTCAGCACCTGGCTGAAGAGGCATAACTTCTAATGCTCTTTTAGCATTCTTAGAAGCATACTTATCGAACTCTGCAATCGGGAAGGTTTTCATCTTCGCGTTAGGGTTCGTGTTAGGGAACACAGTTGCAAAGTATGCTTTGAGGGTCTGATCATTCCAACGCTTGACGTTCATGAATTTAGCCATCTCTTCATACTGAGACATCTTGTCCTTAGCAACACCAAGAAGCTCTTTAGCTTCACTAGCATCAAATGCTTTCTTATGAGACATGGAGACTTGATAGTCACCTTTCTGTCCTAAAGAAAGAGTTAGCGTGTTATTACAAACAACTCTGATAGGAGTGAATCGAATATCGACCGCTCTACCATACATATGAGGATTGGTTAGTAGCATATATGACTCTACTAAATCTTTTCCACCTATTGTGAAGTCGTCTTTAACTTTCGCTAAACACCATACACGTTTGCCGTCCTGTAAAGAACCTGCAGTATGCATTTCCATGTCGCCAGCGTCTACGAACTCTCTAAAGAAGTCAAACGCTTCTGCATTCTGTACTGGGTTCCAGTTACCTGATACCATATCGAGTGCAGTGTTATCTGAAGTTCTAATAAGCATATCATGCCCACTGTGAATCTTCGTGCCATTAAGGTCAGCGTAAGCTGGAACCTTTTGTACTTCCCAATCAAGACCTGCTTCTTTCATCATGTCGTCGACTGAAATGTTTTCTGATACTTTCGTACCTAGACCGTGCCAAGGAAGTTCCCCTGCGTAAGCCATTGTTTCTACCATATGTGCCATAATTTATTTCTCCGTTTGTTTAAATTATACGACTATTATACTAACTATTCGATTTGAGGTCAACAGTTATTTTAAATTAATTTAGGAAATACAGGAGTTGTTATTCCACTATTTCTGTGGATCCGTCTAACAACGGTTGTTTTGGTGCATCTATTTCTGGCCAGATCTCAGCTAGCCTAGCATTGATTGCTATAAATTGTATCTGATCAGCTGGAACATCGTCCTCAGCAAAGATAGCATCTTCTGGACACTCATCAACGCATAGGTCACAATCAATACATTCTTCTGGATCAATAACTAAAAAATTATCACCTTCTCTAAACGCATCTACCGGACACACCTCAACACAAGTAGTGTGTTTGCATCCGATACATCCTTGACCGACAATATATGCCATTACGTTTGTATACTATTAAAGACAATCCAGGTTAGGAAACCGTAGCAGGCAAATAGAACAATGAACATTCCAATGATTGCCTTGAACGCATTCCAGATACAACTAACAAGAAAGTCAATCATTTAACACTAAACTCATCAAGTGAACCAGATACTTTTGAAGCTAATTCATAATCAGCGTTGTCTTTATCCATACGTTCAATGGATAATAGCTCAATGAGTCTTGACGCTAAATTATCTTCGCACGCCTTTTGGCAGAACTCAGAGAACTGTGTAGCATCTAATCTTTTGAGGCCCTCTACTAGCTTATCAACAGAGGTGTTGCTTCTGCTTAGCATTCCTTTTTTCGCGGGTGTCATGATTTCCATTTTTTTATCCTTTATAAATAATATAAGACCATTATACTTATACTTTGGTTTAAAGTCAACAGGCGCCTTTCTCCCTGTCCCCATCACAAAGATGGATCTTACAGAGATTATAAAGAAAAGTCAACAGTTTGGTTAAAATAAATGATGAAAGCACGAATGATATGCGATTTCAACAATGAAGTAAGCATGAAATACACAGAGTTGGCAATCAACTCGTTCAAAAACACCGATCTTGAGATTGAACGTGTTCAATGTGTTACACCCGATACCTTCCTACACCAAGACTTTGAATTGCAATTTGGACTGAACGATTCAGACAAATGGAAAGGAAAAGACAAGAGAATATCACCTTCTGAACAAGCATGCTTTGCATCTCACTTTAGAGAGTGGAAAGCTATTGCTGAGAATTCACAACGCCACCTTATTATGGAACACGATGCATACCTAAGAGAGGGACATGAAGATAAGTTCAACACTATGATGGAATATGCTGACCTCATTACAATGTTCAACTGCGGCATTGCAATGGAGTGCTACACAATGTCTGTTGGTATGGCTCAATTTAACTGGCACAATTTCGATCACAATATTACACCATCCTTTGACGGAACTAAATGGCAAATGTCAAGATTAGTGAGTGCAGGGCCAATGGCCGAGCTGTTGACTTCTGCCAAGGGTTACTATATAATGAACCCAAGGATCCAAAATGGAAACATTAATCCTGCTACGTGGTTGTGGCCTGATAACGAATGCAATAATATGGTTGTCACAGCAAAGGACGTTGATGAGTATAAAAGGTATACTAAAGGCCATTACAGAAGTGGTGGTTTACAGAATGCTCCAGTAACGCAAGTCTTTTGTCCTAGTGTGACTCGTACTATAGATCATGAAGACGACAACTATCAAATGAACATGGATGGGTATGAAAACAAAACCATCCGACAAATGAAGGTGGTAGATACATTATGAGCAATACAAAACAAGATAAAATAGATAGGCTTGCAAAAGCAAGAGAGGAAAGACTAAAAAAGAATCCTCCTGCTTATAAGGACTTCTGTCAGTATGTTGTTAACTTGCCAGAAGATCATGAGTTCTCATTCCAAAAGGTTAGAGGGTGGATCAAAGAAGCTAAAGGTCATAAGGCTGCAGCAATGCAAGCATATAGAATCGATTCTAAGTTGCGCGCAAAATATGAAGAGTGGAATTCATATGTAGCTCAGCTAGAGTCATATTTAAGGACTGGCGGATACTCAAGTTTGTTTGCTGGTGGCAACATGGAGAAGAAAGTGAAGAATGAATGTATTGCAATGGCTTACTATCCGAACGGTAAACCTAAAAGAACTTTCGGCGTCTTTTATAGAGACTGTTATGCTGAGTGGACACCAGAAATGGAAAATGATGAACGTGAATCATATGGCATGCCACGTCAAGAATATAATGAGAAAGGATACCTCATAGTTGCAGGAAATACTAAAAGTAAAAAGACTACAACTAACAAGAAAAGGAAGCCAATGGGCTTGTTACAAAAACAAGCATTTGTCGAAAGGATGAAGAAAGCACGTGAGTCAAAACTTACTAAATAACTACATGACGCAAAACAATGTGGTCCAATTTCCCAACCGCATGGGAGACAGAAAGATTGTTCCAGAATCAGAAGAGGAACGATTACTTAAAGTCAAAACGTATCAAGCAAGAATGATAATGGATACCTCTATTGAGTTGTCCTATCAATTGTTTGATGAGATTGCTGCACGAGGAATCAACATAGGCGAATCGCCTGACATTGAACAAGACATGCTAATGGTATGCGAATCAATTAAAGCCACAATGTTAAAAGCATGTGGCATCACTCATCCCCTTCACGTTCTAACAGAAGAAATAATCCAGCAGCCTGATGGCGAGAAGTTTAGGGATATCTGGGTTTCTTTAAGGGAAACAATGGACAATGATCCACTAGGGTAGTTGACTTGAAATGCATTATGTAGTATAATGTATCTTTAATATGGTAATAACTTATGATACTTGTAGACCTAAATCAAGTAATGATATCCAATCTCATGGCGCAGATTGGCAATCATACAAATATAGATGTAGATGAAAACTTACTAAGGCATATGATCTTAAATGCGATACGTGGGTATCGTAAAAAGTTCAATGCTGATTATGGTGAGCTTGTAATCTGCTGTGATAGTACAAATATTTGGAGGAAGGATTACTTTCCTTACTACAAGGCTCATAGAAAGAAAGCAAGACAGGACTCAGAATTAAACTGGCACGACCTGTTTAACTCTCTTAATAAAGTTAGGGATGAGTTGAAAGAACACTTCCCATACAAACACCTAAGAGTTGATGCAGCTGAGGCTGATGATATCATAGGTGTTATTTGTCATGAACATGGAGCACTGTTGGGTGACGGTCAAGAGAAGATATTAATTCTATCTGGCGACAAGGACTTTGCACAGCTTCAAAAGTATACTAATGTTCATCAATACGATCCGGTTAGGAAGAGACATTTGAAACATAATGACCCTCATAAGTATTTGCTTGAGCATATATTGAAAGGTGATAGAGGTGATGGTATTCCAAACATTCTCTCACCTGGAGATACGTTTGTTATTGGTAAGAGACAAAAGCCTCTTAGACAAACGACTATAAATACTATCAGTGGTATTATTGGAGACAAAGACTTCGACGATGTTGAGAAATCATTTGCAGAAGAATGGGTCCCTAATTTTATCAGGAACAGAACCTTGGTTGACTTGTCGCTTACTCCTGGCTCAATAAGAACTAGAGTACTTAAACAATTTGATCAAGAGCCTCCTGCAAGAGGCAAACTTTTTAACTACTTCATTAAGAATCAATTAAAGAACTTAATGGAAAATATAGGTGAGTTTTAATATGAAAAAAGGAATAGGTGAAATCATTAAAGAGGTAGTCTCAGAGAAGACTAACCCAAAGAAGATTAAAGTTCTTCAAGCTAATGATAGCATGACATTACGAGGTGTGCTAGAATTAGCATACGACAAAAGACTAACATGGGCGCTACCAGAAGGTAATCCTCCATATCAACCATTAGATAAATCATTCGACGCACAGGGACATTTGTACTCAGAGATGAGACGTATGTACTTGTTCTTGGAAGGTGGCAATAAGAATCTTAAACCTCTACGAAGAGAGCAGATCTTTGTTAACACTTTAGAAGAACTGGATCCTGACGACGCTGAACTTCTACTTCAATGCAAATCAGGAAAGATCAAAGGTCTATCCCGTGCTGTTGTAAAAGAAGCATTCCCAAACTTTCTGATTGACGAAGCGAACATATAAATGCCCCTCTACGATTTCATCGATTTAGATACTGGTGAGGTCTTTGAGGAAATGTTTAAGTTCGCAGAGCGAGATGCATTCCTGAAAGATAATCCCCAGATCAAACAAATTATGATCAAGCCGCCTATGATAGTATCAGGGGTTGGCGGAGTTAAGAATGATGACGGGTTCAACGATCTTATGAAAAAGATTGCATCCGAGAATCCTGACACTCCATTTGGTCAATCAATATCAGGTACAGGTAGATCTGCTAAGGCAGTTAAAACATCTGCTGCTGTAAAGAAATGGAAAGAGAAGGCTGGCGTAGTCGGAATGATGGGTGGACAGAGTTGAGTCAAAAAAGATTAACTAAGAAGCAACAACGCTCTCTAAGGCACCAGGGTGTGTTGGATGAAAACAATGAGATTAATATAGGCAAGTTCGAAATGAAGAACATAGAGCCTATGACACAAACTCAGAGCGAGGCTTATTACCAATGGAGTAAAGGTCAGAGTCTTCTTTTACATGGATGTGCTGGTACGGGTAAAACATTTATTGCTTTACACATGGCAATACAGTCAGTACTTAACAACGAATATAAAAAAGTTGTTATTGTAAGATCAGCAGTGCCTACTAGAGACATTGGATTCCTACCAGGATCAATTGAGGAGAAACTTAAAGTATATGAACAACCTTACAGCGCTATTACTAAAACATTGTTCGGACGAGGAGATGCTTATGACATTCTTAAAAATAAATTTATGGTCGAGTTTGTTCCTACATCCTTCATCCGTGGCACTACTATTGACAATGCTATCGTGGTTGTAGATGAGATTAATAACTTGACGTTCCATGAATTAGATTCGGTGATTACTCGATTAGGTAGTAAGACTAAAATGATTCTTTGTGGTGACATGTATCAATCAGACCTAAAGTTTAAGGATGAGCAAGAAGGTCTACCAAAGTTTATGAATATTATTGAAAACATGGATATGTTTACTGCAATTGAGTTTGATTTCGAGGATATCGTACGATCAGGCCTGGTAAAGCAATATCTTATACAAAAGGACCGCACATATGTTTAATCTACAGCTCTCAGACCTTCAGAAACTGCCTAGACGCAGTGTTGACGGCAAAAGACTATATGAGACCCCTGATGGGCTCCATTATCCCTCAGTCACGACTATAACGAGTCAGATGAGCAAGAAGGGAATTGCCGAGTGGCGTGCCCGGGTAGGTAATGCAGAAGCGAATAGAATATCTACACAAGCCTCTAATAGGGGTACATCAGTTCACAAGTTATGTGAAGACTATTGTTTAAACCTAGACATGGATTCTAAAGCACAACCAGCTAATGTCGAGATGTTCAAGTCAATTAAAAGTGAGCTAGATGCTCATGTTGATAATATTCACTCAGTAGAAGGATTCTTATACTCAAACTTCCTAAGAGTTGCAGGTCAGGTGGACTTGATTGCTGAATACAAAGGTAAGTTAAGTATAATTGACTTCAAAACTTCTAAGAAAAAGAAGCCTGAGAAATGGATCCAGAATTATTTTATACAGGAAAGTGCTTATGCATTTATGTATGAAGAAAGAACTAATATTAAAGTTCCTCAGCTTGTTACCATAATTGGAGTGGACGACGAGCCTGAACCTCAAGTGTTCGTTAAGAACGCAAAAGAAAGAAACGAGTACTTACTCGAATTTATCAAACTTAGAGAGTCGTTCGACCTCTCTTCTTAACTCACCCTTCTCTTTCGATAACTGTTCAACCCTTTTGTACAGCGAATAGATCTGTTTTGTTTGTTCGGCTATCATTTGTTGATAATAGCCTTCCATTTTTACTGCTGCAGTAGGTTGTTGAGGAATACTGTCCATTGTTGTTGCCTTACATCCCACGAGTAGAATCCGTCTGTATATGACTTCTGCATATCAAGACGCGCCTGCATATTTTCGTCGCCCGCTACTCTCATAGCGTCCATCAAAGTCATAGCATGCCTGCTAGCATGTTCCTGTACGTCTTCTGTAAAGTCATACTGGAACGTCCAATTAGCTGAGGTCTCTGGTAATGCAGCTAGAGAAGGATGTACGCAAATACAACCAGCACTCATTGCTTCAATAAGAGAGATACACGATGTCTCAGGCCATATGCTGGGATATGCATATATGTGAGCCTTCTTCAGAGCTTCTTTAACTTCTTCATTTGATACATGACCATGATAAGTCATGTCTGGATCTGCTTTAATACCATCAAAGCATTTCTGATACGGTTCATTTCTACTAGCCCACTTCTTTCCATATATCTCAAAGTCTGAGTATACATCAAGATGCCATTTAACATCAGGTAGAGCTGTTTTAATATGTTTAAGGATAGGTACTAATAGTTCTAATCCTCTATGCGGTGTTGTGTGATAGATAATGTTAACACACTCTTTAGGATCTGGCTTTGTATGTTCTCCTACAGGATCAATAGCATTCTGTAATACCATTCCAGCACTAGGTGGGACCCCTAAGAAGTTTTCATATTGCTGCTTCTGCCAGTGTGACACATACACGAGCTTCTCAAACTTCTTCCAGCCGCCATCTTTTAGATGTTGCGATTCTGGATCTTGAGGAAGGTCATGTAGCCATAAAATGTTTGGCTTTTCTTTTGAAAGGTCGCGTACCCTTGAAGGTATGATGTTAAACTTATTAGTATACATCTTATCTACCTTATCATACAGAGCGTACTTCATTAGTTCAGTACCGCCCATAGCATCTTTGTCTGTTTCGTTCTTCACGACACCATTATCAGTGCCAGTAATATTAAGTTTCACTTTCTTCTCCAGGAAGATATACTTCCACGTAAGCCTGACAAGCAGGGCATGTTAAATTAGTTACCATTTCAAATTCAGGTCCGTCATAATCATTGTCGCCACCCCATATTAACTTGGTGTTGCAATGCCAGCATTCCATTACAGGCTACCGGTACTGACTTCTAATAAGGTCTTCAATTGATCATATCCACCGACTAGTTGATCGCCTTTGTATATCTGAGGCATTGTTCTAGCTGCTGGATTTCTTTCCATCAGTTCAGTAAAGTATGCTGGATCGTCGTTAATGTTCTTGACTTCTACGTCTTCTGCTCTAAGCTCAAATTTTGCTTTATCGCAATAAGGGCAGTTGTTCTTTGAATAAATTGTCCACGTGGCCATAATATAGTTTCCTTAAAATTGTACGCTTGCTCCACAACCGCACGAGTTGATTTCTTTTGGGTTAATTATCTTAACATTAGTATTTATACCATCTTGTATAACATCTATTGTCGATCCGTCTATCATTGGTTGAGAGTTTATGTCTATAATGACGCCAAACTTTCCAAAGTCAATAATCATATCGTCCTCTGTAACATCATTGTCCCAATCAATAATGTATTCGAATCCTGTACACCCAGCTGGCTTTAATCCTACACGAACATACTCACCCTCGCTACGAAGGTTATTCATGATGTGTGTTATTGCTCTGTCAGTTAGATCAATCATTGGGTGGATTGTTGTGACCCACCATAGACTTTGTTGTGTCTAGTATAGGATGACTGTAGTCCTTGTCGTTCTTTGTTTCGTAGTCTACCATAGCTTGTCTGATAGCATCTTCTGCTAACACGCTACAATGTAATTTGATTGGAGGCAAGTCTAACACCTCTGCAATGTCTTTATCTTTAATTAGTTTTGCTTCTTCTATAGTAAGACCCATCATCATATCAACGAACAACGATGAGGACGCAATAGCAGATCCGCAACCGTATGTTTTGAACTTGACATCTATAATCTTCTCATCATCATCGAGTAGTAATTGTAGTTGCATTACATCACCGCAAGCAGGAGCGCCTGCAAGACCAGTTGCAACTTTTGGATCTTTTCTGTCTAGCGAACCAACTGAATGTTTCTTAGGGTTAGCAAGTACAGCTTCGAATCTTTTTACTACTTGATCTGAATAAGCCATCTATACTCCGAATAGAGCTAATATGCTCCTTGTGAATGGTCCTGGGAATATTACATCACTTCCAAACGCTTGCATAATCAAGATTATTAAATTACCACCAACTACTTTTAAACCTATAGCAAAACAAACAACATAAGGAATGGTCTTCAATAGTCCATGCTTCTTATAAAAGTTTTTGATATTGTTTAATATAGGAAAGTTCCACTTAGGCATTATATTGTAGCCTCTGTATATGAAATTTTTGTATCGTTGTACTCAGGATGGATGCTATCGAATCTAAAGTTAGAAGGATACTTTTCAGCATACTTATAAAACTCAACTGGAGCTCCAATGTTATACTCTTTACGTACTTGCTCTATATCCATCTCCAACAAGTTGTCATAGTTTTGAGTATAGAAGGCTCTCTTAGCTTGCTTACCAAGTCTATGAGCTTCTCTAATAACTTTAAACGCTTCCCATGTACCAGTCTCTCTCTTTTCTCTGAATGCCATCAGGTATGACATATACCATGGTCCAGTGTTCAGAGAGAACTGATGAGTGAGTGCTTGGATACATGCTTCACCTAGTGGTGATGTATCATATCTGAAAATACAATGCCAGAAGTCATGTGCTAGAAACATATGGCGAGAAAAATTAGCTCTACGCTTTTCTATAAACGTCCCTTTAGGCATACTTTGAAATCTATCGTTATACAGTTCTTCAAATGACCATTGATTGATCAAATGTTTGTAATGAGCACCGACTGTATTAGGTGCTAATGAATCTAAATATTTTCCATCCGTAATCTTTGGGATGTAAACATTCAATTGATGATCTTCCGACTTATCTTCGAGACCGTACAGGATATTCTTACCACCCTCTGTTCTACGTAGGATCTGACCTGTAATGAAGATAGCCGGAAAGACCATCTCCCCATAAAGTTCAATCAAATCATTGGCTTGTGAATCATCAGCATCGTAGTGATGATCGTCACGGCCTCTAGCCATTATCTTTTTAGACAAGTTATAAATTTTTACGGGGTTCCACATATCCTAACTCTCCGACTTAATTAAAGTGAAAATTCCATAGCCGAGTCCGACCCATGCCGCTAACTTTGCCAGCCCACCAAATAGAATGAATGAGCCACAGATTGCAATTAATGCAACACCATCAAGTGACGTTCTTTCTTTCATAAGTTTTTTGATATAGTCTACCATTTATTCCTCCCACGGAAAAACAACCCATTTGTGATTGTCTATTTCTCTTATTTCTTCCCCAACAATTGTTGGCGTAAACATTGCAGTGACTTTGCTAGTAAGTGAACACCACTGTATGTTGGAATGGCCGTGTTCTTGTAAATGTATATCAAGAACGTGAAGCGTTTTCCCGCTGTCGCAAATATCGTCTATTACTGCTATGTTATTATATTTATCAAGGTTATCTAGTTGAGCTTTGAATAATTCTGCGGACCCAGATACCTTTCCGTCCCGTAAAGACAGATTAATTGTCTCCATGGGTATGTTTAATTTGTGTGATATTGATATAGCAGGAATTATCCCTCCACGAGATAACCCCACTATACAATCACAGTTGTGAATAAGTTGTCGCGCAATCTGATCAACTAATTGATCGTAACGATTCCAGCTTATGTATTGCTTTTCAGCCATTCCAAAACGGTCTCCGCGTTAGACACTTCAAAAGGATCTGATTCAATGTCATTAGTAAAGCCAGGCTCTACAAATGCTTGTTCAATGATTCTCTTGTCAGTATCCACGACCAGAGCATATCTCCAAGAACGAGAACCGAAGTTCAGATTCCTTTTCGATACGAACATTCCTAAGCCCTGAGCTAAGTCAGCGTTGCCATCTGGAATACTTTTCACTTTTTTAATGCCAAGGCTTTCAAACCAAGCATTCATAACAAATGGATCGTTCACTGATGTACAATATACATCTTCGATCCCCAGGTCTATAAACTCGTCATACAGCTCTTCGTATTTTGGAAGTTGTTGAGTAGAGCAAGTAGGAGTAAACGCTCCTGGTAAACCAAATAGAACGATTCGTCCTTTGTTAGCTTTCTCCCTCAATACTTCTGTTACGAACTCACCAGATGCACGATTCAAGTACCTATAGTCTGGCATTCTATCGCCAGCTTTAGCAGGTCTATTCTCCGCCATCGTTTGCTTCTCCCTCAGGGTCTCCAGCTAATTCTCTGAGCCCTAATAGTTGTGCGATCACAGTACCTAATACTGGATCCTTCTCTCTATTTAGCCAATTCTTCAAATAGTCTGCTTCCAGATCTTCGAAGCTAGTGTTCATTGTAAGAACTCTGAGTTGAGCATCAAGTGCTGACGCTAATGTAAACACTGCCTTGTCGACGTGTGCAAATTTATTTTCTTCTGCCATAATGGCCTCCATCATTTATATAATTTTCGTACAATTCATTCTCAGAACTATACGCCTCAACTTCCCATGGCGAGTCTAAATTGAACCCAGTCCCATCTTCAGTTTCGAACTTAATACCTTTCCACGTATCCATATGCGTCGACAGTTCCTTCTTGAGGAATTGCTTAGCATGAATCAT